GGCCGAGCCGATGGTGTATTGGTAGCTCGTCTCGCCCGCTGAAATGCGCCACCACAGATAGGAACCGTGCTGAGTCTGCTGCTCCAGTCCGGTCGACTGCGTCCAGCCGGTGTCGGGCGTGCCGTTGTAATCGTCGGAGGCAAAGCACAGAACGACGAGGTTTCCGGACGTAGTGGCGCTGCCGAAGGCCGGCGCCGTAATGGCGGTTGCCGATATGCCCTTGGCCGACTTGACGAGCGCGATCGCCATGATGCGCGCCTAGGGTTCGGTTTTCGTGAACGTGTTGAAGTTGACCGTCTGCCCTGACGTGATCGACGTGTTGTCGATGATGAGATCGGTGCCGGATGTGCCGATCGTGCCCTGCTCGTGGCAGTTCGTGCCGGCGGAATCGTAGAGCCGATAGAAGGTCGCGGTGGCCGTCGCCGAGGCGGTGCCGGACTTGGACCCGCCCAACATGTCCTTTGTCGCACTGGAGGCCGCAGCCGGAGCAGGCGTCACCTCGACGAGGAGCGTATTGCCGGAGAGGGACGCAGCCGCATTAGCCGGCGCCGTGCCCGAATAGAGCCGCAGCTTCGGCGTGGCGCCCCATCCCGTGCTGATGGCATCGAGGCGTGCGTTTTTTACCGCGGTCGACGTTGTCACGGTCATGGTTCCAATCCTTACCTTAGCGAGGACCGCGCGGGCGGTTTTTCGCGATCTGTTCCTGCGCGAGCCGGTTCACGAGGGCGATCTCCTGCGGTGTCCACTGATCGCCTTGTGCCGCCTGTGCCCTGGCCACGCTGTCGGTCTCAGGATTGCCTGCCTGCGCAGCCATGAACTGGCGCACCGTGCTTTCATGGCTTGGATTGGACGGGTCGATCCGCTCGCGCAGATAGGCAGGCAGTTTCGGGTTGTGTGCCAGGATCAACAGCGCCCGATGCATGCTCTCGTGGACGAGAGCTTCAGGATCGCTCGCTTGCACGACGATCCGTCCTGTCGTCGGATCGGTTGCACCACCGAGTTGGTTCTTGAATTTCGACTTCATGCTGACGTCGGACGTGATCTCCCGCGGATTGAACCCGAGCGCCGCCAACGGGCTGTAATTTGTCGCGAGGGCTGCCCGTGTCATGGTATCGCGAAGGATCAGCCGCTGATCGTCGGACAATCCCTGTTGCGTTGTTGGCGTTGCGAATCCGCGCTCGATCAGATCGGACAGGCTGATCCCCTCTCGCGGGATTGGCGCCGTTCCTTCAGCCGGCAACGGACCTCTCTTGTCGCCGAAAATGCGCCCGGCCGTGCCTTCGATATAAGCGCTCGTCGGTTCACCATAACCGAAGCCGCCCTGGCGGGCCTGCATCGCATCCTGGGAGGTCGGATACTGGCTGAGTTGAGGCCCTTGCGTAGGCGATGGCTGGAAAGAGCGGGAAGGCGGCGCCATCGCGGCAAGGGGTGGCCTGGCCTGTTGGGCCTGTGGTTGTGGCGGCGGTGCGGATTCCGAAGAACCCGTCAGCCATTGCCACATGTTCACTTGTTCAATCCTCGTTGATGTGCCTCACGATTGCCGCCATCGATCTTTTTAGCCAGGCGATCAATCGCTTTGGCCATGCTGGCGAGTTGTCGTTCGAGCCGCGCCGATACGCCTCCAGCAGCGTCCTTGGCTTTCGATTGATCATTGGCGGCTTTTGCCTTTGCCTTGGCAGCCTCTTGCGCCGTATCCAGCTTTTGCCGATCGGAGACTTGCGCGGATTCCTGCTTCTGCGCATCGGATTGTTGGGCGGTGTGCAGCTTGTGCTCGTCGGCCGCCGCCGTCGCATGGAGCTTGTGCTGGTCCGAGGCGACAGCGGCGTGATGCTTCAGGTTGGCGGCAACGTTCTCGTGCTGGAGCGACTGCTGGTGCCGCTGACCCTCGTAGTGCGACACGACCTCTTGCTTGCGCGCCTCGCCGACCAAATCGTGCTGTTGCTTCTGCTCCGCGAGGTGCGCCTGCGTCGCCGCCTGGACCTTCGCCTTGCCGATCTCGATTTGGTTGTCGCTCTCGGCCTTGCGCTGTTGCAAGTCGAGCTGCAGCTGATGCTCCTGCGCGGTCTGCGCGAGCTTTTGCTGGTGCGTCTGCTGGCCCTGTACGAGCTGTTGCTGGTGCGCCTGATCCCGCGCTTGGGCGTCGATCTGGGCCTTTGCCTGCGCGGCCTGTACGGCCTGCTGGTGCGGATCAGGTGGTGGTCCTTGCTGCGCCGCCTGCTGCTCGCGCTTCTCCATCTCCTCGATAATCTGATCCTTGTTCTTGATGTTCGGCGCCGCCTTGATCAGCGTTTTGAACGGCAACTCATTGTTGACGTCCACTTTCTTGAGTTCAACCAAGGCCTGCCACTGCTCGATCTGCGGCGCCACGACATCGGCAACGTCATCGATGTAAATGTCGACATCGGACTGGGCGACGTCATTCTGAATCCGCTGCTGCCCCGTCTGCGGATCAATGTCCGGAATTTGCAGCATTTGCCCGGGCATGGTCGGATGCGGAATCGGGATCGTTGCCGGCTGATTGATGGCGGCAAAGCGCACATTGCGCTCGTCGTCCGTCACGCGAATCCAACGCTGGCCCGTCCAGTATTGGCGGATGCGGTTCCAGACCATGTGATAAACGCGCCGATCGAAATGGCGCAGGTCGTCGAGCAGCGATCCGAGTTCGATCATGCCGCCTTGTTGGGAGGCCATGATGGCACGGCCCGAGGCTTCGTTGCCCTGGTCGCCCTGCATGGCCGCATTCGGCCCCATGAGCTGGATCGCCTCACGGGCGATCTCCATTAGTTTGATGTGCCCGGTTGCCAGGTCCGTGCGCTCTCTGAACGAAAAGCGGTTTTCAGCCAGGAAATCCGGATTGACCTCGATGTAGCCGTCGGCTCTGGCCGCTTCCCGGCGGGTTTTCTCGACGTCGCTGACCGCGCCCTTCTCGGCCATGATCTGCGTCGTCGAGAGCAGATGCAGGCTTTTCGAGCCGCGCTTGTTGTATTCCTTTTGCGGCGAGAGAAACTGCTTGATGACGCTGTAGCGCCAGCCTTCCCAGGAGACATAGGCGGACTGGATCGCCATGCCGCCGTCCGACTGATCGTCGTCCGTTTTGTAAGGCGACTTGCCGCCGTTCAGAATGCCGCTCTTGGTGAAGGTCCAATCGTACCAGACCTCATCGCGGAGAATCCACATCTTGACGACGCGAACCCGCTTGCGCTTACGGTCCGCCCAGACCGAAGCCGTCGGCTTGTCGTCGTAGGTGTCGGACATCGCGCCGGCGTTGTCGATGGTGTCGTCGATCGCCTTTTTTCCGCGCGGCCACTTAGCGATGGCGTCCTCGCGCTCCATCCAGATCACGCTGCCGAAATAGGCTGCGTCCGAGCAGTCCTTTTCCATCGAGTGCGGATCGACGAAGAGCCGGTCCCAGCGATAGCGCCTGATCTCGATGCAGATCTCGTCCGGGTTCGCGTACGACCCCTTGTCGTCCCTGACCTCGACCTCAACGCCGCCCGTGCCGTAGATGAGCATGTCTTCCCAGACCCCCGAACGCTTCATCTTGTAGTCGCTATCGTCGACGACAAAATTCAACGCATCGCTACAGGCTTCGGCGTCCTGCTCATGCTTTGGCGTGCGCGGCAGCGCTTTGGGTTTGGTGCGTTGCTGCTTTTCCAACCCAATCAGGAAATCGATTTTCGGCTTGATGAGGTTCGTTTCGACTTCGGGCTGGCCGCGCTTGCGCAGGGTCGTGCGTTCTTCCTCGGTGAGCTGATCGCCGTCGTAGAATTTCTTGTAGATGGTGGATTGCTCGCGGGCCTCGAACGACGAGTCTTCGGACTCCTCAAAGCGGGCGACGAGGTCTTCCAGCTCGAAGCCGTAATCCTCACTCTCGTCATCGATGGGCGGCATGTCACGGCGCGTTACATCACGCCCGGTATCGGAGACCAGCGTGAGTGCGCGTGATGGCATGAGGGTTGATCCTAGACGGTTTGCCAGTTGACTTCGTCGCGGTCCGGGGCGGCCCAGCGATCGCGCGGCTTCGTCTCGTTCCGCTTCGGCTTGTCGGCCGCGAGCATCTTGTCCAAGAGCTGCCCGACGAGGCCGAGGGCGTCGACCTGATCGTCATGCACGCCGACCGGAAAGCGCAAAAGCTCGTCGACGAGGTCCGGCCGCCAAAGCGCATCCTTGCGAACGCGAAGCCCGACGGTTGCCATACGCCCGCGGATCGATTGCGCCCGAATGGCCTTGTCGCCCCGGGTCGGAAAGACTTCACGATGGCAGTAGGCTTGCCGCTCCCGGGCTTGCTTTCTCAGGAACGGCCCGATACCGGCGCGGATTTGGCCTTGCTCTTCCGCCCACCCGATCGGCTTCCATTTTTTGACGAGGTCGCACCAGGCGTCGATCCAGACGTCGGGACTTGCCTGCTTGCGCCACAGGTCAAGCAGGTACAGGTCATCATACTCATCGACGCCGACGACGGCATGAACGGTGTAGTCCCCTCCGTCGGATGTGACGGCGTAATCGCTTCCGCCATAAATCGAGAGCCTATCCTTGGCTGGGATTAGATCGACATCGACGATCCACTCCCGCTTGAAATAGGCGCCTTCATCCGGCGCCGGCCGGCCTTGATAGAGCGCTGACCAGACGCGCGGATCGCGCTTAGCGACCTCGACCATCTCGGCGGTGAACCACTCCGGCCAGAGCCGGGCGCCGATCGGCCTGCCGAGCGGATCGTCGGCGCTTTCGGCTTCCATCGGAATGTTGAGCACCCGCCAGCGCCCTGGCTCCTCGAGGAGAAGGCGGCCGACAAGATCGTCTTCGTGCCATCGCGTTGTGATGATGACTGCGACTGCGCCGGGCTTGAGGCGGGTGACGACATCGGCGACCCACCAGTCCCATTGCTTGTCGCGCTGTAGCTTGGAGTCGGCGTCCTCTCGCCCGCGGATCGGATCGTCGATCAGGACGAGATCGGCGCGTCGGCCTGTGACCGCGCCTGAAACGCCAGCGGCAAAATATTCTCCGCCTTTCGTGTTCTCCCATCGGCCGGCGGCGGCGCTATCGGCTGCCAGGCTGTAGCCGAGGACTGCGCTGTGTTCGGCGATCAGGTTACGGACGCGGCGGCCCCAGCGTTCGGCGAGTTCTTGCGTATGCGAGGCGGCGATGATGCAGGCATCCGGCTTGGAGGCGAGATACCACGGCGGGAAGATGACGCTTGCGTATGTCGACTTGGCCGAGCCTGGCGGCAGGGTCAGGATCAGCCGATCGTTGTGGCCGGAGGCGATTGCTTCAAGTTCGCGGATGAGAACCCGATGGTGCGAGGCAGGTTCGAAACCGCAGAGCCGGGCGAACTCAGTGAGACTTTCCCGAACCAGAGCCGTTTGCAACGACGGGAACAGCCTCGATAGTTCTTCCTGTTGCTCTTTCGACCAGGTCCCGGAATCGGTCGCGTACTTCAGCAATGTCGAGATCGTGGTGGACATTGAGATTGACGTCCTTCGGGAGAAGTGACGCAGCGACCCGCAAATAGGTCGAAGGATCGTCTCGGCGCACTTGTTCGATTACGTCTTTGCCGTGCTTTGCGAAGTCGTCCGCGTAGGACTTGATGAACACCGCCTCGAGGACTTGCCGCGTGGTTCCCGGCGGGCGACCTGGCGAAGCGGTATTTCCCGCCAAGAAACGGCCCTTTGCGTCGCGTTCCTCGCTCATCACATCACTGCAAAATTGTGCCCCGCTCATCGCCT